AATTGCTGGTATGGTATACGATTACATAAGACTTGGTTAATATAGGCCATCAAAAAAGCGCCGGCAGCCGCCGGCGCTTTTTTGTTGTGTAGGGGGCGGTATCCTTCGTCCTTTGCCGTGCAAAGCTTTTTCGGCGCAGGAGTGCGCCCCGTGCGACGGAGCCGAAAAAAGCTAATTTCAACGCCCGGCGGGATTCATTCCCGGCGGGCGTTACGCTACATCGCGCCCCAGCGCGATAACTCTCTTGGCGAAAAGCCTGCTTTTCGCCAGCCGGAGGAACAAAGTTTTTCAAATCTTTGTTCCTAAATATTGCAATCAGTCGCGCCGGTCAGTATACTTTGGAGCATTACGAAAAAAGGAGATGCTGTATGAGGGTCGGCAAAAAATTGATTGCATTTGAAGACAAGATCAACACATACTTCCTAAAGTGTGAACTCGACGGAACATACCCGGACGAAGCCGGGCTTATTCTGCATCTTGGCCTCGCTAAAGAAGACTATGCAAAATATCGCGACAACGCCGACGGGAATTACGCCGGGTTCGCGCGTTGTCTCGAGTCGGCACGGTTGCGGCGAGAGAGCATTATTGTTCGCGACATTTACTCGTCCGATTCCAAAAGTCCCAGCGGCAAGATCTTTCTGGCGCGTCAGTCCGGCAACGGCGGGCTTAGTGACAAACTGCCGAATGACGCAAAAAAGGTCACGATCGAGGTATCGCTCGGCGGCGGCGCGGCGGAGCAGTTTGAGTAGCGCCGCGCAAGGGCGGTACGCCGCGCGGTCGGGCGGCTTCGCCGTCTGTCCCAAGTGCAGTAAGAAACTTTGCGGACTTGCGCCCAACTGCGCCGCGAACGGCGTTTTGCTGTGGTGCAAAATGTGCAAAGCGAACGTTGAGTTGAAAATATAATATTGCAATCATTAGAGCCAAAAAGAGCCGATTTAAAAAATCGGCTCTTTTTATTTTGCCTGTACCAACAGCTATTCTATTGCGATAAAATCCGACCCTCGGCAAGCAGCCTTGCGGTAATGCGCTCGGTGAGCAATTGTTCAAGGTCAGTCATGCGCGGAAATGGCACGACTGTTACATCCGGCATAATGGGAATCGGCACAGGCGTCATGTCGCCTAAGCCATATGCCCATTCCCACGGGAAGAAAAGAATTTCCTCCATTTCTATTGCAGGCAGCGACGCGCGATCTCCCATGATGTATGTATTCACAGAAAGCTGGAACTGTCTCCCTTCCACGTGCCTGTCCCAACCATATCTGATATTAAAGAACTGCTCAAGTCGCACGCTGTTATCTTCCAAGTGCAGAACATAAGCCCAAGTCCCAAACCCACCCGCGCCGCCGGCGCCAAGCACAAGCGTCCGCCCTTCAGAATCCCTTGCAAGCAGTTCAGAGCCGCCAGAGAAGAGAGCCGTCGAAAAGAGAAATGGGGTTTCTACCGCTTCATATTGCCAAAAAGACCTAACTGACACACTAATCGGCGTGTATCTGCCTTCTAAGTACCGGAACATCTGCACCATCTCGAAGTCTCCGCCTAATGGATGCCAACGGATCAGCAGCGCGGGGATGCCATCTCCGTCAATATCATGCAGGTAAAAGTCAGTTGCAATGAAGATCGCGGTCCACCCTTCCGGCGTAAAAGCATACGGCACATCGTCAGCATCGACGGTTTCCCCGGTCATCGGGTCGGCGAGATAAAAACCTGTTCGCGCGTATCCCAATTCGTCTTCAAATGTGTATTCGCGCACAAAATGCCCCCAGCCGCCGACCTCCCACAACCATTCAACCCATGAATATGGCGCTACTGTCCCTGGAGTGAATATCGGCAGGAACTCACTCAAAAATTCCTCCAATGCCACTTCCCACGATGGGGCGTCAAGCGGAGTTTCCCATGACGGGACATCTGGCTCAGTTATATTCGGAGATTCTTCCGGCACTGACTCCGGCTCTGGCTTCGGCACTGGCTCCGACACTTGTTCCAACGGTTGTGTTTCCGGTTCAGAGTCTTCCGGCGCGAGTGACGCACCACAGGCGACCAGAAAGACGGCAAAAAGCAGGAGAATAAGGAATATCGATAATGCTTTTTTCACTTGCGGCAATCCTCCTTGAACGTGAGATACAACATTATACACCAAGGCTTTATCCGAAACAAGAAGTAACAAGGAGAACCTAATGCCCGACACCAAAATAACAATCGACCTCGGCGCGCCCAATCCGAAGCAGGCCAAGTTCTACCAGAGCCGCACGCTGTACACGGCTTACGGCGGCGCAAAAGGCGGCGGCAAGACCCACGCGATCCGCGTAAAAGCCGTCGGGGGCGCGCTGCGCTGGCCCGGTATCCGCATCCTTATCATCAGGCGAACCTACCCCGAACTGCAACAGAATCATATCGAACCACTGCTAAAACTCGTCCCCAACGCCGCCGCATCGTACAACGTCACGATGCACACCATGTATTTCAACAACGGCTCTGTCATCAAGTTCGGGCATTACCAGAACTCAACCGCAGAGCGCGAGTATCAGGGCCAGGAGTATGACTGGATTTTTATGGACGAGGCGACGCAGTTCACCGAGCGGGATTTTCGATTCCTCGGCGGATGTTTACGCGGCATGAACCCCGCACCAAAGCGTTTTTACGTCACGTGCAACCCCGGCGGCGTGGGCCACTCGTGGGTCAAGCGGCTGTTTATCGACAGAGACTACAAAGACGGCGAGAACCCGGACGATTACGCGTTTATATTCGCCTCGGTCGAGGACAATGCGCAATTGCTCAAATCCTCGCCGGGTTACATCCAAATGTTAGAGAGCCTGCCGGAAAACCTCCGCCGCGCTTACCGGCACGGTGACTGGAGTGCGCTGTCCGGCGCTTACTTTTCTGAGTTTGACCCAAAGCGGCATATTGTTGCACCGTTTAAGCTCCCAGGCGACTGGGTGCGGTGCCGCGCTTTTGACTACGGGCTTGACTGCCTCGCGTGTCTCTGGGTCGCGGCAAGCCCCGACGGCCGGTGTTACGTTTATCGCGAGGCTGTGCGCTCCGGGCTTGTCGTCTCTGAGGCGGCGCGGCTGATAAAGGCCAGCACCCTGCCCGGCGAGACGGTCGCCGTGACGTACGCTCCGCCGGATATGTGGAGCCGGCAGAAGGATTCCGGCAAGACGATGGCCGAGTTGTTTCTCAACAGCGGCGTTCCGATTGTCCGCGCGGCAAACAGCCGGGTGCAGGGCCATATGCAGGTGAAAGAAATGCTGATGGACCTTCCCGACGGCAAGCCGGGCTTTGTCTTCTTCGACACATGCACGCAGGTCATACGCAATCTGCGGGCGATCCAGTCGGACGACCTGAACCCGAACGACTGCGCGCGCGAGCCGCACGATATCACGCACACGGTTGACGCACTGCGGTATTTCTGCATCTCCAGAATCCCGTTTTGCGACCCACCGGACAGCGGCGCGCGGTCCGCGGGGTATGGCGACGCGGGCGAAATTTTGAATTTTGAATTATAGAAAGGACGGTATTTATCTATGGAAATGGCTGTAATGATCGCATCGAACATCCTCTTTCTCGCGCTGATTTGTCTCGGGGTCTTGCTCGACCGGCGCGTGTCGGCTCTGGCGTCTTCCACGCGCGAGAGTTTGCGCGACCGCGCGGACGAAGAAGAGGAAATCCTGGCGCGGCTGACTGCGCTAGAGCAGCGCATGAGCGCCCCTGCCCCCGGCGACGGTACGGAATCCCCGGAAAAAGAGCGCGAGGCCGAAAAACGCTTCTCCCAAGGCGTGGCGAATATTTTAAGCTACACACAAGCAATCGAAAAGAGCGAAGCTCAGTAGCGCCGCACATACAATCGAACGCGATAAAACTCAGTAAAGTTTTTGGGGTTCTAAGGGGCCTTTTTTCAAAAAGGCCCCTTAGCCGCCGGAGGCAAAAGGAGGAATTTTGTGAAAACACACGAAACTATCTGGAAGCAATATGAAAAAGGTTTGTCGTTCAACGCCTCGATTGGGCTAAATGAGACAATCCGCACCAACGAGAACTTCTTCATCGGCAAACAGTGGGAGGGCGTCGAGGCCAATGGTCTGCCGACACCGGTTTTTAATTTTCTGAAACGCGTGGTTCTGTTCACCGTTTCGGGTCTGGCCGCCGGCAACATCAAAATGGCGGCGACGCCGATGGACGGCGAGACGACGGAAACCGAGCGCATCGCAGGCGTTGTCAACGACGAGTTCGACAAACTGTTCGAGACAACGAGCGGCAGGAGTATTACATCATACTCGGCGGCGTGGCCGTCATCCACAGCTACGTGACCGACACATGGTTCATCTACCGCGATTTTGACGTCACGCAGATGCTCGCCGTCGGGCGCGCGCTGTACGGCACAACGCCGGACGGCGATATCGTCCAAATCTCCCGGACGTTCACAAATGACAATGGCAGGCCGATTTTAGCGCTGTGGCGTTCTGGCTCGATCGGTTTCTCGCGAGACTGGCAGCGGAAATTCGTCTCGCGGCTCTTTGTCACGATGAAGCCGGAGGCGCGGTCGATGATCGAAGCTTCGATCCGCACAAACAGGGACAGCAGGGCGACCCGGCGTATCATAAGTCAGGGGCTGGCCACATTCACAAACGCAAGCTTCAAAAACTGGAGTTTCGGCGTGAACCGTCAGCCGCAGACAAGGCGCTTTAGGGTCAAGGGCAGAAAGCTGACGTACCTCCAGCTCTCATTTAGCAGTGAGACAGACTGGAGTACGGCGACGATCCTGGCCGCGCACATGCGGGTGATGTTCGCGGGGGATGTGAGGGACTAGGGGCCTCCCGGCCCCTCTAGGGGGGACAGGTCCCCCCTAGATACGGCCCCGTTGGGGCCGATACCCCCCTCACGTTTGCACAGCAAACGCGGCCACGCCGCGATCGGCGCGGTCAGCTGTGTACTTCGGGGAAATAAATTCCCCGAAGTACGAATCATACTTTCATTTCCGCCTTTCGGCGGAAATAGCGAGGAGACTTTCATATGGACATAAACAGACTTGATGACGACCTTAACATTATCTCGCAGCTCTCAGACGAGCCGAACTCTAACGACGGGCTTTCGGCGGAAGATCTCAAGGCCCGGTTCGACAAGGCGGGCAACGTCATCAAAAACTACATAAACGACACTCTCGTTCCAGATCTGGAACGGGAAATTGCCAAAGCGATAACAAACATAACCGTACAAAGCGGCAATATGCCGTCCGGCGGCAGCGCGGGTCAGGTGCTTTCAAAACGCTCAAACTCGGATTTCGACTGGGAGTTTTTATCCCCGCGGCAGTATCTTCCCAACGGCGGCGTAAGAAATCAGGTCCTCGTTAAAAACTCGGACACGGATTTCGACGTGCGGTTCGACGACGTCCCGCTCTACCTCGGCAACTGGACGCCGCTCTGGTCAAGTACGACGCCCGGGACGCACACATGGACAGCGCCGGATATCCGCGACGGGAAGCCATACGAGATCGGCGTGTTCATCATCGGCGCGGGCGGCAGCGGCGGGGTCGCCGCGTCGGGCAACGCGACGCATTCCATCGCCTGCTCCGGCGGCGCGGCCGGGCAGACGCAAAACCTGACGATGACCGTCCGGCCCGGCGAAACTTATCCGGTTACCGTCGGCGCGGGCGGCGCAAGACGCCAGATAACCAACATTCTGGCCTCGACCGTATCATCATTAAACGGGCTTTCCGGTGGTAACTCATCGTTTCACGGCCGCACCGCCATTGGCGGAGGCGGAGGCCACGCTATATGCGGGGGTACGCAAGAGACGTTTGCTGTGCCGGGCGCAAGCGGCGGTCAAGGCTCTGACGCGGCGTCGGCCACACAGAGCCAGAGCTTTAACGGCAACGCGGCCGAGCGATGGTGGCGCACCGCACCCTCACACGGGGAAGCCGCAACACCACAGCTTTTCGCAACAAGTCTTGGTACTTTGACCGCCATCAGGAGCATCAAAATGTACCCCGGCGGAAGGACGATACCGTACATGTGCCGCAATCCGTTTACCGGCGCGCTTACGCTTGCCGCCGGAGGCGGCTGCGGGTTGAGCGGGGCGACCGGGTCAGTCGGCTGGCAACAGAACGGACTTAACTTCGGCGGCGGCCAGGTTTCCGGCGGCGGCGTTATCCGGCATCACACAAATCCCGTTTTGGACGTCCAGGCGCACAATGCAACCTCGCCCGGAAGCGGCGGCGGCGCGGGCGGAAGCCGGGAGCAAATCGGCAGATCGGCGACGTCAGGCGCGGGCGCTGACGGCGGTGTGCTCATTTACGTCAGGGAGGCCATATAATGTCAGGGGTGGAGAAACCATGATGCAGTATGTCATACCGGCTGTATCCGCCGTGGTTGTCGCGCTTGTGGGGACTTTCTCCACGATTGAGTTCGGCAGACGCAAAAAACAGGCCGAGCGATTTGAGAACCGGGCTAACATCCGTATGGAGGAAAGCCGCCTGTCGATGGAGATGATGTCCGCAACAATTGCACTGAGCCTCGCCGCGGCCGCGGCGGTCGAAGGCAGGAAAGTCAACGGCGAAATGAAACGCGCCAGAGCCAAAGCCATCCTCGCGCAAGAGACTTATTCCAGATTCTTGGAGAAAATTACTTCGCGCCAGGTGGCAAAGTAAGTCTCTCGCGTTCGGCAACGCCCGTGTAGGGCGCGACGACCCCGGCGCGCCGCGTTGTGCAAACGGCGCGCGGAGGGCCACGCACCCTACAGAATACCACGCCTCAAAGGAGGTCTAAAATTTGAAAAAACTGCTTGAAAGTATCGCAAGCCTGCTGAAGGTAAAAACGATTGTCACGCTGTCGGTCATATTTGTATTCGTCGTACTGTCACTGCGCGGGGATGTTCCGCCTGAAAAGGTGATGCTGATCGTCGGGACTGTGATCGCGTTTTACTTCGGCACGGTTTATGAAAAAAACGGAGGTGATAAAAAATGAAACCCCAGATTCAAAGGGTCATTGATACCGCGAGAAGATACTTAGGTGTCAGAGAATCGCCGCCGCACAGCAACAATGTACTGTTCAACACGGTCTATTACGGCCGCCCGGTCAGCGGAAGCGCGTTTCCGTGGTGCGCCGTGTTCGTGTGGTACGTGTTCCGTGAGGCTGGCCTGAGTCACCTGTACTTCGGCGGAGAGCGCACAGCACATTGCAACACGCTGCTCACGTTCGCCCGCCGTCACGGACTGTTCCACTCGTCGGGCTTTCTTCCCGGCGACCTTGCCCTGTTTGACTGGAGCGGGAGAAGAACAAACGCACAGCACATCGGGATCATAACCGAGGTTCGGCCGACGTCGGTCGTCACGATCGAGGGCAACACGGCCATCGGAAACGATTCCAACGGCGGTGAGGTAATGGAGCGGGTGCGGAATTTACCGTCAATCATCGGTGTATACCGCCCTGAATATTATGAGGAGGATGAAGAAGTGGATTTTAACGAACTGAGAAGAGAGCTTGTAAGCCTCGGCGGCACGGGTGACGCTCACAGCAACTGGGCCGCCGACGCGGTGACCCGGCTGACCGACCTCGGCGTGTTCAACGGCGACGGCGCCGGCAACTTCGGCTGGGGCCAGCTGGTCACGCGCGAGGCGCTCGCCCAGGTCTTGTACAATATGATGACCGCCCTTGGAAAGGAGGAGTAGTATGTCTGCTCTTGTGAATAACGCGCCTCGGCAGGACACGCTTCGGGATGCGTGGAACCAGTCAAACACAACGCCAAGCGCGCAGGACCGTATGGACGCCGCGCACGACGCCGCCATGTTTTTGCGGTCACCGCCGCCGAGTAGCATCGGCAATATCCCTGGCCGGCCGATGACGCCTATGCCCATGCCTCCCGGCGGCCTTGTTCCCGGCGGCGGTGGTGGCGGCTCGTGGAACTTAGGTGTCGGCGCGCCGCCCTCGATGGGCCTGACACAGCCGAGTTCGGCCGAGCGGTATATCAACGAACTGTTCGCGGCGAAAGAACTTTCCAATCTTAACGCCCTGCGGGCCGCATATGACCAGAACGTGCTAAAACTAAATGCCGCCGGTGATCAGATCCCGCTTGAGTTCAAAGAAGCGCAGAACCGCTTGGCGGCGCAGAGCGCGGTACAGCGGGCGAACTTTAACGAACATTCGGCCGGGCGCGGACTAAACAGCGGCGCGGGCAGTCAGGCGTATCTATCGATGTCGAACGCACTGCAGAACAACCTCTCAAATCTGACGCGGTCGGAAACGGAGGCGCAGGCGAACCTCACGCTTCAGCGCGCGAAGCTTGAGACGGCGTACCGCAACGACGTCGCCCAGGCGATATCAGATGGGAATATGGCCCGGGCGCGCGCGCTGTACGACGATTTTGTACGCGTTGACAACCTGCTTGTCAGCGTCTCCCGCAATCAGGCCGACTTGGAGATGCGCGCCTGGCGCGCGAACCTCGACGCGGCGCTCGCACTTGCAAGGATGAGCAGCTGATCGCCATATAATCTGCATAATACACGCCGCCCTCGGTACACCGGGGGCGGCGCATTGTTGTGTAAATAAAAAAAGGTTTGATGTTATGTTTAAGTGTGGTATAATAGCCGCAAGCGGCTATTACGCTTATTTTGTGATGCCGTTTCGCTCTCGGCTTCGCCGAAACCGCGAAACATGGTATAACATCTAATTGATAAAAACAGGAGGTATCAAAATGGGAACATACTACATCACAACCCCGATCTATTACCCGTCGGACAAGCTCCGCATCGGTCACACGTACTGCACTGTGGCCGCGGACGCTATGGCGCGGTATAAGCGAATGCGGGGTTTTGACGTCATGTTCCTGACAGGTACTGACGAGCATGGCCAAAAGATCGAAGACCGCGCGCGCGAGGCCGGCGTCACGCCGAAAGAGTTCGTCGATGAAATCGTCGAAGGCCCGGGCGGGATACTCGACCTGTGGAAACTGATGAACATCTCCTACGACCGTTTTATCCGCACGACTGACGAATACCACGAGCGGTCGATTCAGAAAATATTTCGCGCGCTTTTTGATAAGGGCGACATATACAAAAGCGCGTACAAAGGCATGTACTGCACCCCGTGCGAAGCGTTTTGGACCGAGAGCCAACTCAAGGACGGCGCTTGCCCCGACTGCTCGCGCGAGGTCAAATACGCCGAGGAAGAGGCATACTTCTTTCGGCAGTCGAAATACGCTGACAGACTGATGGAACTACTTACAAACGGAGAGTTTTTACAGCCTGTCTCGCGCGCAAACGAGATGGTGAACAACTTCCTTAAACCGGGCCTTGAGGACCTGTGCGTATCGCGCACGTCGTTTAAATGGGGCATCCCGGTGGACTTTGACCCCGATCACGTCGTCTACGTCTGGGTGGACGCGCTGTTTAACTACATGACGGCGCTTGGCTTCATGAACGAGAAATACGACGACATGCGCTTCTGGCCGTGCGATGTCCATTTTATCGGCAAGGA